CAGCATTAAACTAGCAATAGAATCTAATAAGACACTTTCTGGCAAGGCGTTCGATCTCAGAGTTACCGACATGCGCAACTATGGGGAACTACTTGTTGGTGAGGTAAACTATTTATCAGCAGAGTTCGTAGTTCTCTGCTATGCAGACTAGGAGCAACACAACATGGCGAAATTCGCAGCCACTGATTACAAGGTAACAATCAACGGCACAAACTTCTCGACAAACCTAAACAGCGTTGAACTCGCTATTGAATCAGACGATCTAGAAACAACCGCATTTGGTGGCGAATTTCGCACTCGTATCGGTGGTCTAAAGACTGGTTCTGTAACACTTCAGTTCATGCAAGACTTTGGTGCAGCTTCAGTAGATGCAACTTTGTTCCCATTGCTAAACACTTTGGCTACTGTTGTTATTACACCAACATCAGGTTCTGTAAATTCTACAAATCCGGCATATTCCGCCTTGTGTCTTGTAAATTCTTATAGTCCATATTCGAGCAGTGTCGGCGATATAGCCACGCTTTCGGTGACGTGGCCTACATCAGGCACAATCACACGTGGGACTGTCTAACCATGAAGATCAACCTGCGCGTAACTTTTAACGATGAGTCAGTAGAAGATGTATCGGCTACTGCGCGTGACCTTGTTGCCTTTGAGGACAAGTTCACTAAATCGGTTGCATCACTAGAAACAGATTTCAGAATCACCGACTTACTTTGGTTGGCGTGGCACTGGTTACAACGTCAAGGTAAAACTAAACTGACGTTTGAAGAATGGTGCGATGAAGTTGAAACTATTGAAGCGAGTGAAGAAAGCCCAAAATAATTGGGTTGGGTGACTCATCCCAACACTGGTATCTGGCTTATCTATCTGTTGAAACTGGCATTGCTCCGTCAGTTTTAATGGAAGAATCTGAGCGTATGCTTTTCACTATGGGAATGTATCTGCGCTGGAAAAATAGTCAGGGGTCATAATGGCAGCCATTAAAATAATTGGACTAGCTGAAACAGTAAAAATACTAAACTCCATAGACAAAGAAATTGTTAAACAAGCACGAAAAGACTTAAGGACTGGCGCACAACCAGTTGCTAATGCGGTTAAAGCTAACATTCCAACACAAGCACCCCTACGAGGTATGGTTCACAATGGGCGCACAGCGTGGAAACCATCAGGGGTAAAGGTAACTGTTAGAACCAACTTTTCTAAAAAGGCTGAACGTAGAGGTACTTCCTTAGTTTCTATTGTTGCTGGCGCACAAGGTAAGAATTCTCAGGGTGCTGCTGCCTTTCAAATTGCAGACATGTCAGGTCGAAAGCGTAGAGGAAATACTGCATCTGGTCGCGCAATGATCCGCGCCCTTAATTCAAAAGCTCGTGCATCTAGATACGTTTACCCTGCTGCTGAACGTGAATTGCCCTATGTGGAAGATCAGGTAAACGATACAATTAAGAAACTTGTTACTTCATTTAATAACAGACTTAGGGAAAAGTAAATCATGGCAGTAATTATTCCGATTACTTCAACCTTTAATCCTAAAGGCGTTCAGTCGGCTGAAAAGGCGTTCAAAGGGTTATCAAAGGATGCAGATAAGTTAGGTAAATCTGTATCCTCTAGTTCTAATCTGATGAAAACTGCACTTGCTGCTGTCTCTGCTGGTGCAGTAATAAAAGGCTTGCAGTCATCCGTTATGGCTGCTTCTAATCTTTCTGAATCTATTGCTAAATCAAACACAGTTTTTGGTAAGAATGCTAAACAAATTGAAGAATGGTCAAAAACTACTTCTAAAGCATTAGGAGTTAGTCAGCAATCTGCACTCGAAGCTGCTGGCACTTACGGCAACTTGTTTAGAGCCTTTGGAATTAACGAACAAGAATCTGCAAAAATGTCAAAAGCCTTGGTTACTTTGGCTGCTGATCTTGCTTCCTTTAATAACGTACCTATTGAAGATGCTTTGCTTGCATTGCGATCTGGTTTATCCGGGGAAACAGAACCGCTAAAGCGTTTTGGTATTGCTCTAAATGAAGCAAGACTTAAAGAGGAAGCACTTAGATTAGGTTTAATCAAAACCACAAAGGGAACATTACCGCAAGCAATTAAGACACAAGCTGCTTATGCGTTGATCTTGAAAGACAGCGCACTGGCTCAAGGTGACGTTTCTCGTACTGCGGATGGACTTGCTAACCAGTTAAAATTCCTTGAAGCAGGCTTAAAGGATGCTAAAGCTGGATTCGGTCAAGTTTTGTTACCGGCAGTTTTGTCAATAGTTAGTGCTTTTAATGAAAAACTATTACCTGCTATTGAGCGCGTTGTTACTGCAATTCAATTACAAGGTGCTGAGGGTGGATTAAAAACCATAGGCGTAGAGATTAGCAATGTAATAACTAATTTAACTGGAACAGCCAAAGCTGTTAAGGATCTAATTCTTGTATTTATTGGCATAAAAACTGTTATTCCTTTAGTGGCAGCATTACAAACCTCTTGGACTGCTGTAACTATTGCTATTGGTGCAACGGCTACTGCTACGCAAATTGCAGCAGGAGTTATGAAACGCGCACTGATCAGCACTGGTATTGGTGCTTTGATCGTTGCAGCTGGTTTCGTAGTAGGCAAATTTATTGACATGCGCATTCAGGCAAATGCCACAGATAAAACTATTCGGGTTTTGGAATCTAACGGTGTCCAAGCCATGACTCGATTTGGCAATGTCGCTGCTTTAGCAAATGAGAAAGTGCAAAGAAACATTGTTTCTCTTAATGCTGTTCAGTTGGCTGCAACTAGGGCAGGAGATGCATTAGATAACGCAGGCATTTTGGATGTTAAAAGAGGTAAGATTCCTGTTTACAATCCAGTTGCAGTACCCGGAATAGCTGACGTTATTAGTGTTGGCAGTGCAGGCACTTCTAAAAAGGCAGAGAAGAAAGCAAAAGAAGCTGCCAAGGCTGCTGAAGCTATGGCAAAACTAATTGCTAATTCAACTAAAAGTGCAACTTCTGCCTTAACTAAAATGAATAACAAACTAACTACTGCTCGTGACAAATTACAAGTTGCTAAAGATGCTTACAAAAGTTACAGGAATGGCGTTAAAGAAGCAATCATTAGTCAGTTCTCATTTACATCTGTCCTAGATACGTTTACTGACAGACAAGATGAAGCCAAAGAAGCATCTCAAAAATTAGCAGAAGCGCAACTTAGATACAAAGATGCACTAAAGAATCCTAAAGATGTAGAAAAGATTGCTGATGCATTAAAGGAATTAACAGCAGCACAAACTGCTAATGCAAATGCAACTAAAAACAAGAAAACTTTCTTGCAGGTTATGCGTGATCAAGCTACGGCTGCTGTTGCATTTGCAAGCAAAGTTAAGAAACTTATGGTCATGGGCTTATCTAAGGCTGGACTTGATCAGGTAATTGCAGCAGGTGCTGATGCTGGAACTGCAATAGCAGATGAACTTATTGCTGGTGGTGCAAGTGCAATTAAGGAAACCAACACACTTCTAAAAAGTGTTGAGTCGGCAGCACAAGTATTAGGTAAAGCAACTGCTGATCAGTTCTTCAAAACTGGTGTTACGCAGGGTGAACAAATGGTGGCAGGTATTGTTTCTGCTATTAAAAAGGCTGGCTTTATTGTTTCTGGTGGACAAGTTAAGTTGCCTAAAAAATTACAAAAGGCTTTGGATTCTGGCAAACTAAGTGATGCACAAGTTACTGAATTAAATACTTTGCTTAAGGGTGTTCCTAAATTAGCCAACGGTGGCGTTGTAAACAAACCAACACTTGCCATGATTGGTGAAGCCGGGCCTGAAGCAGTGATACCGTTATCGGGTCGCAATGCAGGTATGGGTACTGTCTACAACATAAACGTCAATGCCGGCATAGGTACAAACGGCGCACAAGTTGGTCGCGACATTGTGGATGCCATTAAGAAGTATGAACGTGCCAGTGGGCCAGTATTTGCGAGTGCGTAAATGGCGACAGATACAAGAGTGTTTATTGGGTTTGACTTAACCGCTTCAAGCAACAATTACTTTGTTCTTAATGACACAACTAGAGGCTTACTCGATAGCAGTTTTGTTTTGGGTGGTGACGTTCTAGTTGATGTGACGCAGTACGTTCAGTCTGTAAGTATTAACCGGGGTAAGTCACGCGAACAAAACACTTTTACAGCAGGCAACGCCTCTGTTGTTTTGCATAATGATTCTAGAATCTTTGACCCGTTCTACACTGCTAGTCCTTACTTCTCGCAAATCCTGCCACGCAAAGAAATAGTTATTCAGACAAACGGTATCCGTCAGTTTTCAGGTTACATAGATGACTGGGACTTGAGCTATGAACTTGGTGGCAAGTCTTACGCCACCGTAAGTGCAATAGATGGTTTCTTGCAGTTAAGTTCTACACAGTTAGCACCTTTTACTAACACGGTTCAGTTATCTGGTGAGCGTGTTGTGGCAATTATTAACCGCCCAGAAGTTGCGTGGCCTGTTGCCTTGCGCGACATTGACACAGGACAATCAACACTTCAAGCAGATGTTATTTCCGACAATCCAAATGCTTTAGGTTATTTACAGCTAGTAGAACAAAGTGAAATCGGTTCTTTGTTTATGGCTAAAGATGGCAAACTGACATTTCGTGATCGCACTAATTACCCACCAACGATTGACACGCTTATCTTTGCTGACGATGAGCAGGCAAACAGCATTGGTTACAACGACATTCAGGTTGTCTACGGATCAGAGAACCTATCTAATCGCGTTATTGTTACACGCGAAGGTGGCACACCACAGCAAGCAGATTCTTTAGAGTCACAAAGTATCTATGGTGTTCAGTCTTTAAGCCTTGATGGGCTGTTGCTTAACTCTGATGCAGATGCTTTGACTTTTGCTGATTACTTGGTTGGTCGTAATGACAA